TTTCCTAGTGAACTGGTTGTGCCACCCAACGATACGGTAGTGTTACCAATCGTCACGTTGCCTGTTACAGCACCCGGCGCTTGGCTTTGCCAAGTATTGCCATCCGAAGTCAGCACGTTGCCAGTAGTTCCCGGCGCAACCTCTTTAATTGCACCAGTTGCATTGCCTAGAATGACAACATTGGCAGTAATATTGGCAACACCCGTACCACCTTGAGCTACCGTGACTGGTGTGGATACGGAGCTAATCGTGACGTTGGCAAACGTCATGTTGTTTAGCGTCGATACCGTATTGCCTAGCTGAATAGCGGTATTGCCGAGCGTGATGGCTGTGGCAAAGTTTGCGTCCAGTTGCGATAACGGAATCGTTGCTGTCGCATTAGCAAATATATTAGGTACTGGCATTTAGAACCTCGCTCTCAATTCATGCTCAAACTCAAAACCGTTAATCACAAATGGCGTGACGCTACCTGTTAAAGTCATGCCTAAATACTTACCAAACATTTTGGCATCTTTTTTGTACAAATAGTAACCAGCGCCTGAACTTGTAGCGCCTGACCAACCAATAATAACGCTGGCATTGTTACTCCAAGAAATCACCGTACCAACATTATTCGTCCAGTTGACCGCATTGGTAAAGTCAATTGCTGGCGACTGCTGATTCTCTGAATCAACATACGCAACAAAGATAATCGGGGTTTCACCAAGGGTTGCTTCAATACCAATCTTTAGCGCTTGCTTATCCCGAATAGGATCACCCATCGGCAATAAGGCAGTTTCCAAAACCATATCAACTGGATTGGCTTCATCTTCGTAAAACTGGAACAGATTTTGTCCGCTAGTGCCGTATAAGTTTAAGAAACCATCCTTAAATGCTGGCACGACATAAAAACAATCAGCAAGCTGGTTAGTAAAAAACCATTTACGCTCAAAGAATGCCGCCTGTATCCAACGCTCTGTGCCTTCATCATTGAACTTAAAGTTAAAAACTGCACACAAAATGTTATTAATTAGGCACTGACCACCCGTAATTTCAGTTGCAAAGTTGATCAGTGGAAACACACCGTCTAACGGATCACTAATCTTGGTGGTGGTAGCACCGACTAGCGCATACACCCCGTATTCGTTCATGAACAGCACGGAACGGAAGTACGGGAAGATGGCATGTTTTAGCGCTGAACCTACCGATGCAGACACGTTGGTATTGGTAAACAGCGTCGTGCCAAGCGTCGAATCAATCCGCACATCGGAAAAGACGTTAATGCTGTCCTCACCAAACACATACAAGAAGTTGTTGGCTGACAGAATGCGGGTAATCACCGTGCGCAGGGTTGCGTCACTAATTGTGATAAAGCCAGCAGTCAGATTAACAAAATCGTTATAGGTGTCTGTTGCAGTGTAGTAAACCGTTCGATCCTGCGCAATCCATGTACGGCCTGAGAAAGTCGCAATATCTGAACCGCTTTGGTCAAGAATCGTGCATGTCACGTTGGCATTGCTACCTGCGCCAGTAATCGTAACAGTGGGCGTCGAGGTGTAACCTGTGCCAGCTTCAGTCACAATCACTTCAGATACTGCATTTGCCACGACAACTACGGTGCCAGTAGCCTGCACACCATTGGCTTCGTTTGGCGCACCAAAAGTAACCGTTGTATTAGAAGCAAGATAACCTGAACCCGGATTGTTAATCGTCACCGAATTGACGCTACCAATAGAATGAAGATTAACGCCATCCCAAGTCTTGTAGCCCTTGGCAGGGTCGATGATCAGAGCGCGTTCATTACGCCACTGCGTGATCATCACGTTGCTATTTGAGAACGTATTAGCGCTGGCTATGTTGCCTTGAGCGCCTGTCGTAATGTTGACGTACTGCGCAGAACCATCGTTTTGGAACGCCAATACATATTCGTTGTTCTGAATGTTGACTGATCCCATAAATGTCACATTGGCACTAAATGCGACATTGGCAATTTGCTCATTGCCGGGAATGGTCTTTAAGTTGCCGTAACCAATGGGCTGGATGTTTTCCAACCAGCTAAACTCACCGTCACCAATCACAGTGCGGTTGTTCTTAGTGTTAAGCCCTTTGAAGTCTTTGACTACGGCATAACTTTTCTTTTGCTCTGCCGCAGCCATGTTAGTACCCCGCTGTGTAAGGTGTGGGTAGTCTGCGGGTAAAGGTCGTATTCAGTGCTTCCATCACATGCTTCGTATATTCTTGTTTGAATATCTCAGCCTCGCCGTAGGATTGTTCCTGATACTTGGCGATATAAGCAGCGTAGAACGGCACAGCTTCAGTAAATGGTGTTGGCAACACTTCGACTTCTGATCCTGACACCATAGGATCAACCAACACTACTGTGTCAATCTCCATTTGGTAGGCTTGATCAGGCTTTGGGCCAATGTAAATCTTTTTAGGCCCATACATAGAGTAACCAACCGGGCGTCCAGTGTAGTCTTGCCAGTAACGCAACTGTGCGTTGAAGTTTGTCCAAGGCAAGTAGTACAGCGGAATGCGCGAATTGCCCCAATACAGAATGACGTTCAGTACATCAACCGTATTGTTGCCTTCAGGCAGGTCTGCGAAGTCGATGGTTTCTACGTTGTAAGGCGCGGTGTGACTCTGCAAAACGCGATTGCACCCTGTGTCTCGGACAAGGGTGTTGCGCCCATCGTTTATGTAATCCGTTAGCTCTGCATCTGTCCAGAAGTTCGCATTAACGTCATGCAATAAACGGCGGGTCTGGGTAATGTATCCAGACAGCGTATCTGCCATGATTAACCATTAAGGTTTGCAACTTTCGCCGCAACCCGTGCTTTAGGCATGGGCGCGGCTACTCGTTCCACCACTGGGGCTGACAAGTGGACGGGCTTAACAGACTCTTTTGAGAATGAAAACTCGCCCAATCGCTGCATTGCTGCTTCGTACTGATTGCTCATTTTCATCCAGCCAAGTCTTATAAGATAAGGCTCTTTATCATCATCGCCATAACCAAAGATATGCTTTGCTGCAATTTCAGGCAACTCAACTGGCTTCCCGGGTTCAAAATGGAAAGGTGTTCCATCAAAACTATCGGAAAAAGGTAGAGAACCGTTGTTGCAAACAAAGATCGTGGTCATAGCGAGACAATATCTCCATAAAGGGCAACATCGCAGGTAACTGCGGCATTGACCGAACAGTTGACATACAGCACTCGGGCAGTTTGAACATCAGTGTTAGCAGCCGATGCCAGCGTCAGATCATCAAACTTAGTGCTACCAGTAGCAGCACTCAGCGTTTGATCCGCAGCAATAGCAGTGCCTCCACCGCTTGCGGCGGTGAAGACACCCACATTGGCACCACTTGCATTACCACTGAAGTTAGACAGAACTATCCGACGCACAATGTACTTCGTAGCGGCTTGCGCAACCAAAGTCGTTACATCGCCGGTAGCAGCAAGGCTTACGCCTGTCTGCTCTGCCAAACGATAGTTGCCAAACGAATCTGGATACGATCTGCCGACTGCATTTGCGTCCATAGCTCCCCCTTATGCGTAGGTTTCGCCAGCAGCCTGACCACCGTTGACTTCAAGCAGCGTCACCGTTGCGTTGCCAGAAGAATTCTTGGCATACACGTTGACACCATCCGAAATCACCACACCACCCGTGTTGGCTGCCATGACGGTAGCGTTAGCTGAACCGTTGTAAGCCAGCACGGTGACGTTAGCCGATGGGAACATGACATACAAACCTGCCGGAATGACAGTGCCATTGCCCGAATCAACTGCGGTAACGGTGACAGTCTGGAAATAGGCACCCGGAGTGTTGCTCTGAGCGCCAGCCAGAATGATTTTATTAGTTGCGAGAGACATGGTTTCCTCCTTACAGGCTCAAAGAGTTGTAGCCCGTAATCTTCGTCATGGCTTTCGGCTTGGTGTTTACCAGTTCTGCAATCATCAGAACCGCACCAACGTAGCCAATCTGGAAGTTCGGAAGCGTGGACTCGAAACCAGTGAACGCAAACGATGCCTGCTCATGGATATAGAGCGAGAGATAGTTTGTGTTCAGCAGGTAGAGCGTACCTTCCGGGCAATACGGGTCTGGATAGATCGGCACACCGGCAACCATCAGGGCGCGGAACGCAGCCTGTGGGCCGTTGGCATCGCCATCAAAGCCTGAACCGGGGGTGATCATGTAGTTTTCTTGGCCTACATAATCTTGTGCCAGCAGTGTCCAAGTACCAAAGCCGCAAACACCAAAAGTCGGCACTTCAGCGCCGTTTTTCACGGTACCGGAGATGTATTGCAGTACGTTCTGACGGGTTGGGTTGACCGAACCGGCAGCGTATTGCTTCGACTTCCACCAAGTGTTTGAGCTACGATTGATGTTGCCGTAGGTAGCAGTACCAGTACCATCATCCACCGCAGCAGGCAGGCCGATGAATTGCTGGTTGTTGCTGGTGTTGTTGTACAGCGCGGTTGCCATCGAATCCATCATGACGTTGGTCGCGTCGTTCATACGCGCTTCAATCAGAGGGATGATTGCGTAGTCTTGCTGTACTGCACCTTCCATACCGAGGAACGGCACGGGAGAAACCAACAGCTTCAGGTTAAATTCAGCTTGGTAAGCACCCTGTTGGACGGATGGTTGAGCGAACGAGCCGCTGTAATCCGACCACTGAGCGTTTACAAATTGAGAACCCTGTACCGGCACCGACACAGACGACACACCGCCGGAGGCAGTCTGCGAGTTTGCGATCAGCGCCGCCATCAGGGGCGTAGAGTTGTAGATTTGTACGACCAACTTCGGGATAAATGCCCGACGAGTGACGTAGGTCAACTCGTTGTACTGATTAGTACCCGAAGCCGGAAGAATGCCGCCACCAATAGGCATAATTTACCTCCGAAGTTTAAAAAATAGCCCCTTACAAACCAATTGGCTTTGGATTCTTGCGAAGTTCTGCCAAAGCAGCGGCTGCGTTTTCACGCGCAGCAGCAACTGGATTCTTCATATAACCCTTTACGTCCATCCGAGACATAACGGGTTGCGGATAACCGGGTGTTGGCACCGCAGCTTGCTTCATGTGACGCCAGTAGTCCGCAGCAGTCTCATGATTAGCGATACCTTTCTCAGTCATCAGCTTCTCGATTTCGAGGATGTCATCATCAGTCTGTGCAAAACCTGATTCCTTCAACTTGCTGCGGCGACGATTCAACTCGTCACGCACCTGTTGAGCGCGAAGTTGGTTTTCGAGGTCAGTCACACGCTTTTCAGCGGCAGTTGTACGCTCGTTGACCATCTCTTCCATTTCTAGTTCTGGCATTGGAATGTCAGGATTGACCTCTTTTGCCAAACGTAGAAACGACTTGCGCGTTTTGGGGTTCTCGGACAGACGCTTTGACAGCGCTGCCAGTTCCTCAATCGCTTCAGGCGAGTAATTTTCCAGACTCATAATTAGCCCCTCTTCTTAATCAATAAACTTTTTTAGTGTCACCCGGCTTGCTCATGGTCATGGCGTTGCGCTTACCGACTTTTGCGGCATTCGACAGGCCACCCATTTCTGCAAAACGTGGGGTGTTGTAAATCTGACCATTCATTTGCGAGTTGTCAGTCGGGCGGCGCACCGACATTGCACCCTTTGGCTTGAAAAGTTCCATGATTACTCCTTAAATGGGAAGTGGTGGTGCGGTAGTTCCCGCGATAGGCGCTGACATTGCTTCTCTCTGGCCCGGCGTAGCGCCACCCGCCTGCGGCAGAGATTGAATCATTTGGATAATTTCCGAAGGCATCAAGCGGCGGCTGTCTGACTCGCGCTCACCAAAGCGGCGCGTAATCTCCGCAATCACCTTTTCAATGGTCTTGGCTTCCTCTGAACCCATCTGAAAGACGCCCATTGCTTGTTGCAACATGTCTAGCGCCATCATGACATTCAAACGTGCGGCCTCTTCCTCGCCGCGCTTGGGTTCCGGTGTACTCATTGGACTAGCCATCGGGCTGGTAGTCTCTTCCTGCTCAAATGCAGGCGGTGTCATTGGCTCAGAACCCATGCCCTGATCTGCCTTCATCATCTGCATCATGTCATCGGTTTTGACTGCCATTTGACACTCCTATGTTGCGCGAACGATAGATATAAATTAACTATCACGTCAACCAAAAAAAGGGGCAAAATGTTGCCCTGTACTATTTTACTATCGACCGGATGTGCGGTTTTGCGGGTTACGGGTAGCGCCGCGAAAGGCATTCCGGTTAAACGTCATCGACGGTGGTTCGCGTGTCGATGCAATATCCTTCTGTGTCACGCGGGGTTGATCACCGCTTTTGACCATTGACTGCGAGTTCATTGCGCCTGATCGTTGTTCCATCACACGGCCCTCAGTTGTGGTTGCTCGGCTTCTGGTGCCGCCGGTGCCTCAGTCTGTGGCGGCTGCATCATCTGTTGCATGGCGGCGGTAGCCTCCATTGCCTTAATTTCTTCAATTAAACGATCCTTCATTGGCGGCTCAACCATCTCAATCAAGCTGGCCTTGCCGATTGCGCCAGCACTGTACAGGTTGAATGCCAAGTCTCTCGCATCTTCCATGAAGATCGGGCTGTTCGAGTGCGCGTCCACCTTCACCACAAAATCTTCGGTGAATTGGGCAGCAATAAACTCGTTGCCATCCTCATCACGGTAGCGCGTATCGTCATAGACCATCATCATCTTGAGATACAGTGTTGCAATTTTCTCAAGACTGTCTTCAATGGTCAATGCGCGTTTCTTGGCACGGGAAGAACCAAGTCGCGCCAGTTGTGACGCATGGCCTTGGCTACGAACGCCGGTTTCACCACGACCTGACAACACGCTAGTAATGCCAGAGGCTTCGGCAAACATAGCGTCAATCTCGCCGAGTTCGCGGAACAAGTCGTTGGGGATGTTCGGTGTGAACTCTTCTACCTTGGCGTTTGGCATGTCGGAAGACACCATGCCACCAGCGCGATTAAGGCCAAACATCTTTTCATCCAAGATGCCTTGGAAGCCGATGAATGCCTTGGGAGGATTAACTTGCTTGTCGAGCAATTCGAGTATCTGTCCGGTTCGCTTATTACGCATCTCTTGCAGGAACACAAGACGCTGCACTTCCGATTGACCATAGTAGTAATCGTATTGAGGCGACGGACAAATTTGAACAAATGGCTGTTCGCCTTTTAAGAAGAGGCTTTGCGATCCTCGGTCATAGATTACTATGTCTGGATCAGCAATCGTGACGCACACATAGTCATCCAGCTTATCGTCATAAATCCACAGCTCACGCATCTTCACAGTCGGCTCTGCAATCTGTGGCGTGTACGTCATGTTGCCAGCCAGATTCATCTGCACGTTACCGTAGATGGTGGGGTCAACCGCTGATGTGACTAGGCGCTCAACACCTTCTGGATACTTCTTGGTTTGCTGCTCTGCTAGTGCAATGCGACTCAAGATTTCTTCACGCTTCTCATGCGAGTACAAGCGCGAGTAGAGTTCTGATTTTGTCATGTAGAACTCTTGCACCATTGCCTCTTGGCGGTCTGTGTAAGGTGTGTCTTCACGCAGCACACCGAACACGCCGGGTTCCACCATGTACGGGTGGATACCATTGCGCCATATCAATTTGACAAAGGTGGAGTTGTAGCAGAATGCCCAATTCAATGCGGCACCAAACACTTGGTCTGCGTTACTGGCAGTCCAGTAATCGTGCAGTGCTTGTGTCAGTGCAGGGATTTTCTTTTTGAATACTTCCGGTACTGATGCGCCTAGCTTGATGGAAAAGCGCGTCGTGTCTGCCGAGTACATAAAGGCAGACAGTTGATCAATGTGCGGATAGATTTTATTGAAGTGTGCTGGTGGAGAACTTTGATCAGCACCGAAGAGATAGTAAGAACGCAGTGACGAGTATTGCGCTTGACGTTCATTTTGCGACACCAAGCATTTCTGCATGATGTCCACATAGAACGCTTGCCGATCAACCGGGTTCTCAGGAATTCTCATTTCTGTATCGTCAAGTTTTCATGGTCGGGTATATACGAACCAATTTTCGGGCCATTCAAACTTGCGCCCGACTCCTTCACTGCTTGCATCCCTGACACAGATTCGCCAGCAATTGAATTCAAGTTGTAACCGCCCAACTCCGCAGGCGATCCCCACCGGGGTGCGAACGGATTATTGGGTGTTGCATGGCGCGGCGGCTGCGCCTCGCCTTCTCTTGTTGATTTAATATCGCTCATCTTGAAGTCCAGTGCAAGTTGTTTTAGCGTTTTGTCATTATGCTTGGTGGAATCGCTCTTCAATCCCACAGGTTGCAAGAATACTAACTGCACATCATCGCAGCCAGCAGGACAGATTGCCTCCCGGCTTTCAAAGTAGCCATGCACCGGACATTTATAATCATGCAACACACTCATGTTAGCCCCTCACTTCTTTAACAAATGCGGTTTTGTGTAATCGTACTTGTTCACAGGTTTGACAGATAGGCCGATTTTACCGTTTGTCATCTCCAAGGTGTAGCCGCGCCGCAATGTTTTGCCAAAATCCTTGGGTGGGTGGTAGTCAAGGATCATGCGGCCTGCAATATCCATGCGCATTCCGGCCTCACCGTTCTCCAAAGCCTGCAAAGCCTTGGAAATTCGGCGCTGTGTCGTCTCAGAAACTGGCATTTTTTGCTCAAAAAACGCCTTTTTCATGTTTCTGTAGTCCACTCCCGCCAATTTCGCAAAAGCAGCCATAGAGAAGCCTCTTCTGCGATTTAGCCGCATATTGTGCAGTCTAAGCCTGATTTCCGCGATGGAAAGCACCGTAATCATCAAAAACCCAAGGCTTTTAAGTAGTTTGACACCTGTTTTTGTACCTGAACCTGCCCACCGTCGCCGCTTTCAGCGGTTTTGTCCTCTTTTTTGGCCTTTGTAACCCTATTTGCAATCAATCTAGGCTGCAATTGCTCTGCAAACGCTGCCGCAGCCAGTGCGGACGCGATCACACGGTCATCTTTTGACCTACCAGCGGCGGCAATCGTGCCTGCGTCGCGCACAATTCCCTTCATTTCGTCGATACATTCCTCGGAATACACGCGCAACATGCCGCGCTCGAAGTAATCCTTAAGGTAATTCAGCATTCGTTCCTTGCTTGAATGCGTAGTCACCCATCCAATGCTGTTCGATATGCCAAAACTATCATTTCTGCGCCACAGATAGTGTTGCATATTCCCCAAAACGTCACTCAACTGCCGTGCTTCTGAAGGCGGCAAGGACTGTGCCTGCCTTCTTAGGTTGCGCATCTCGTTAATGACAGCCTGACCGGGGCCGTTGACCTCTAAGTTCAGCAGTGAATTGCCATAGGCACCCGCCAAGTAGCAGATCACCCACGCAAACTGGAAGGTATTTAACTCGGAAGTCGCAAACTCTGCCACCTGATCCATGCCATCGGCATAGCAGCGGTACACCTGAATGCAGAATCTGTCTGCCCAATCTGACGATCCATAGGCCGGGTCAGCGCCAATGACGTAGTAGGCGTTCGCCACTGGCTCTTCCCATATCTTCAAGGTCGCCAAACGCTCACTACTTTGAATCAGCATGGTGTCTTGGAAGTTGGCACCCATGCTAAAGCGGTAGGAAATGAACGCTTCCCGCTTGGCCTGCTTCATGGCGTCGGTACACCGGGCGGTAGAGAAAAAGGACGTACCCGTCATCACAAAGGCGTAGTCCTCTGTGGGTGGGAATTCCTGATACATCAGGCCATCATCCTTCAAGCCTTCATGCAGCTTCCAGCGCCACCACGCAATCTGCCGAGAATTGATCTCGTAGTTGTACATCTTGCGTATGTCCTTCGTCCATTCCTTCTCTTCGGGTGAGAGCTTGCCATCCCAATAGGTCTTGTACACATCCGACTTGGGATCAGCGGTGTAGAGTTGGTTACGCCACCAGCCACAGAAAATTGCTTTCTGTGTTCGCGCACGTTTGGCAGTTGTCCACATGTCATGAAACATGTTGAAGCCTCGCGCCGTACTCTCGAACATGTAGTAACGCAGCGGGTTGGTTTCCGCTAAAGACGCCAAGAGCGACGCCAAGCCTTCCTCGTCGCCCCATGAAGACGTTTCCGTGCCATGCAAGAAGGTGATGCCCTTGCCTCGGCCCAACCCACCTTTTGCGCGAGTACCTGCGACTTGGTAAAACATGCGGCTGCGGTTTTGCAGTACCAACTGATTGCGGTTGTGGCTCATCAGTGGAATCTTGTACTGCTTGGGCAGGCCATCCATGTACATCGACAGGGTACTTCTAAACTGCTCGCGGTTCTCTTCCGTATCAGTCGTTAAGGTACCCTGCATGCCGGGGTGGATGAAGTGCCAGTAAAGATCAAGCGCCAGAGAAATAGTAGTAATTCCAAGCTGCCTCCCTTTTAACACCACGAAGAAGTGGATGTCATCTTTTAAGCCTCTTGCCACCTCATCCATTACATAGGTCTGACTTCCCAATAGGCTGTCGCCCAAGGTGATCATGCCTTTTTCTTTAGACTCAATTCTTAGCTGGCTACAGAAGCGGTAAAAGTTCTTGCGGTCAAATTGCATGAATGGTGTATCCGTAATGGTTGGCAAACAATTCGTACACCGCTTCTTCTCCGTACATCTCTTTCATCTGTTCTCTCGACAGCTTCCAGAGCATCTCGCCATTAGACAGTAACTGCCTAAAGCGGCAGTGATGACCAAATATCTTGGCTAAATCCATCCCGTCATGGCATGGGCCAATATGCTCGAAGGAAAAATACTTTGCCACATCATCCGGTGCAAACTTGATGCCAAGCCTCTCCAAGTCCTTCCTCAAGATACAGGTCAACTGGATGTCCTCATTCATCATGATGGGGTCTGGCATCTGACGCCGCATCACACCGTACTTGCTAGGAGCTTGCAAGAACTTTTTACTACGCAAGGAGAAGCCACCGTTCTGCACTACGGTTGCTTCACCCTTCCCCCACCACTGATAAAAATTATGAAACTCGCCATTAGCGAGTAACCCTGCATGGGTTAGGCCACCCACATAGTCATACTGCAACCACTCATCATTCCAATTGTCTTTATCCAATGCCCATCCATCGTGCTGCACAATCAGGGCGTACTCAGTGTCGATATAGTTATGCAGCGCGTACATCACGAACTCGCTGTAGCCAAAGTAATCCAATCTTGCTGGCAGTATCTTCTGCGGCACGAATGTCACATCAATCTCAACATTCGTAATCAGCAACGGTTGTGATCCCGGCAATGCGGCAACCGTCCTTCTAATCGCAGGCACCGCAGCCGCACCCCTGCCATCGCCATAAATCGCCACCACCGTAATATCTTTGTACTTATCGTTTTGCACTGCGCCTCTCCGTCTCAAAGCCTTCCAAGTTCCAATTAGCAATCCGGTACCGCGCCTCGTAGTCCTTGGCACAAGCTAACAACTCCCGAACCACCTCTGGCTTAAACACCTGCTTCCAAGTCGCCACCAACTCGCGCTTAGCTTTAGCGCTGTCTGCTGCTATCGCCTTCCTCATCTCATCCCGCAAGACACGGCGCGATAACAGCAACTCTTCCTGATACTTGTCTTCAGCGCTCTTCATCTGACGCTTGCGCCAAAGCCTTGATCTCTTTGATGGGAATGCCAAAAGCATCATGCACCGCCAAAATAAAACTTGCGCCCACCAACATCGTCCGACCTCTGATCTTCGATAACGTCGGCCTCTTAATCCCTAACACATCAGCCAACACCGAATCATTCTTATACCGATACGTTGCCAGCAAGTAATCCAACAACTTATGCGGCTTCCTTACATACTCCTTCTCCATAACCCCTCCTAGTCAATCCTCCACACACGAATCCCATCCCCCTCACGCCTGCACACAAACTTCCTGCCCATGCGCTTTCCCCTAATCCGGTTGTAATTACACAAAACATTCATGTTCCCACCCGGCACATGAAAACTCTCCCCCACCTGCAATTCCTCATACGGATAGTTGTGCCTAGCCTTACCTTCAGGCATCGGTACACTCGCAGTAATCTCGTACATTCATACCTCCATTAATACAGTACACACACTGTATCACAGAGTTCGGGGAAAACAGGAATTTTGTTGGGGCGGGGATGGAAATAGGGCGCGCAATCCCGAGGGGTGCCTGCCCAAAGGGTCGCCATATCAAACAGACAACACCATGCCCGATCGACAACCCCTTACCAATATGGCAAGCATGCCAATTGAGCAACCTTGTCATCATTGCATGGTCAACTACCCCTTTGACATCAGACCATGTTATCCACTTGGCATCAATTAACCCTTTTGCACTTATGCAATAGACAATATTGCCCCTTCAATAACCCTTCACCCTTGTGTTAATAAATTTACAAGGGCGCGAGAATTGACAATATATCAACATTTACCCATTCGACAATCCCTAATAGATTACATATATCCCTACATGAAAAGCCATAAATAAATATATGCATATATTTATATAGAGACCCCTTGAGTTAATATGCACACCAACTATAATTAGTACCAGTGCATTAGCACTATTCCTAAACTTCACAAGGGGCTATCAATGAAAACTGCAACAACAGCAATGCGAGCGCAAATAGTTTTATGGTTGGGTCAACACGGCGTCACTGTTACTCCATGCACTAAATCGGACACGATTATGCTGTGGTGTGCAGAGTCCGAATGGGTGGACGTTATGGATTACGACTGGCCTGCGCTATATGAGCAATGCAAACGATGGAGCGCTGACAGAGTAGACGGAAAGCGCTTGCCTTGGTCTACAGCCATCAATAGCGCCACTTAACGCTCACCTACATCGGCGACTAACTTTCCTATCCTAAAAGGGGCTATCAATGAAAACCGACATCGCACAGATCATTACTGACCGCATCATTTCTGAACTAGAAAAAGGCGCTACACCTTGGGTTAAACCTTGGCGTACTCTTAAAGGCATGCCGGGTGAAGGCATGCCATTTAATCCTGCTAGTGGCACTGTGTATCGTGGTGTTAATCACTTCTGGCTTGGCATGCAGCCGTTTGCGGTTCCCTATTACGTTACTTTTAAGCAAGCGCAGCAACTAGGTGGATCAGTTAAAGCGGAGCAAAAGGGTATTCCAGTGGTTTACTGGAATATTCACCGCAAGGAAACAATAGGCGACAAAGGCGAAACAGTCACAAGCGCCTATGCTTTCATTAAGCATTATTACGTTTTCAATATTGAACAATGTGAAGGCTTAACCTTACCAGCAGTGCCTGAACTGCCTGAAGTAGATTGGAATTCTTGCGCTGCTGCTGATGACATTGTTTCCCGATTGAATCTAGCCGGTGGTTTAACGCATGCCGGTGACAGTGCCTATTTCCGGCCTAGTACCGATGCAATCGTGATGCCACCGATGGCGGCATTTGATTCTCGCGAGAACTATTACGCTACTTTGCTACATGAATCAGTGCATGCTTCGGGCCATGATTCACGGCTAAAGCGAATCACTCCGGCACGATTCGGCAGTGAGAATTATGCTTTCGAGGAATTAGTAGCAGAATTGGGCGCTGCTATGCTGTGCGCAAAATGCGGTATTGATGGCGACTTGCGCCATGCCGGATATATTGAGAATTGGCTACAAGCCTTGCGGAATGATAAGAAATTCATTCTCTCAGCAAGTGCAAAAGCACAGCAAGCAATGGATTATCTGACAGCAACAAACGCCGATGAACACGGCGAGATCAGCGAAGCAATAGCAGCATAAAGCCGGACTATAAGCGCCTACATGGGCGCTTATGGGCATGTTTTATGCCAATTCCTAAACTCTAAGGGGTGAATCATGAGCATTCTTGCACCATCACAATACATTTCCGATCTTTGCGACAAATACGATGCTTTTGAATACGGCATTTATATTCTAGTAACATTTCCTGATGGAAAGCGAATCATCACACAAAGCGCTGAGTTAGCTAACGCCATGCAAGCAAATGGCGCTGAGACAGTTCACGTTACAGAACTGGGCGAATAAGGGGCTAATGATGAAAACACTCAAAACACGGCAACCATTGAACATTGGCAAGCTATGCAAATTGCATACTGAACACGGCATGTTTAAGGTATATCTTGCCAATTCGGTAACTCAATCGTTCACCATTGGCGATATTACTTTTCAGGCCATTGGTGGATACCCTTCAAATGGTTTTCGCGCTGATAAGCCGATTCCGCTTGCATGGACTATAGACTTGGCGCAACCAGTAACAGACTAGGGGGCGAACATGGATCATAGAACTATTCTTGCGGCATACATGGCGCGATTAACTGACGCTGACATTGAAGCAATCCAAAAGGCAAGCCATGCTTGGACTGTGGCGGCATTAAATTATGGCAATTCAGCGCAAGATAAGGCTAGGGCCGGATTCTATGCAATGGTTTGCAATGCAGTGGAAAACTTGGCGGATTATGACAAGCGCCAAATTGAGCAAATTGTAAACAGTGCAATCTAAGGGGCATCCAATGAAAAAACTCGGCGAAAGATTCGACGAAAAAATGGAACAAGGGGGGGTTTTCTTTTATGCAATGGCCTTAGTAATTTGCTTTGCGGTTTACCTAATACTCACCCTTGCCATGCTGATATTCTGAAAACAATCTAGCCTTAACGATTAAGCCCCTTTTAGGGGCTTTTTCTTTTGTACCCTTAACTTACCCTTACCCTGAAAATAAAACGCTGCCAGCGGCCTAAAAACGGCCTTGCCGCCGATTCTTGCCGCTTGCCGCCAATCCGCTTTTCAAAAAACCAGTATGCAAAATCAGTTTGTAGTCAGGTTGGCAAGTTTTGGTGGTCTATTCTCTTGACATTTGAATCTGCCAAAAAAAACAGAAATCATCCACGCGCATTTCGCATTGTGCGTCCGAACTTTCCTATAGCTATACGGTTTCTACAGACTGAGTAACCGTATAGTTGTAGTAAACGCTTTTCCTATATTTTTGAGAGATAGATTTTTTTTAATATACGTTTACCCCATCTCTCCTATAGCTATAGTACCCGTATAGCTATAGTCCAACATATAGCTATATGTTTTCTGTATCTGTAGTAACCGTATAGCTATAGTAACCGTATAGCTGTAGTAAACGTATAGATATATTTATATAGGAGAGCTTGTCGCAAAAAAGAAATCCACAAGTTATCCACAGACTTATCCACAGGGTCGAACTCGGTTTCTAGTTCAAACTCTATCTCTCAAAATAGTTGTTGACAGCGTTTATTCGATGTATTAGTGTGCGCTTGTGCTGATGCACAACATCCGTTTCCTAACCATCAGGGGGTACTATGAACACACTTCAGGATCATCTCGATCCTCGCTTTGACACAGACTTGATTGACCGTATCAGGCAGCAAGAAGCGAATGCGCAAGCTGCATTAGACCGTGCCAAAGAGTCTGTACGCCATCTCTCCGCTTCCGTCCTACGGCTACGCGAAAGACGTTTCCAACTGGTAGAACTCGACGCTTGATTGATATAGGGGCTGATCCATGACTTACTTAAAAGACATCAAACTATGCATTGACTGCGCATTCTTCGGTACACCACAAGGTGAACGTGACCGTTGTCTAAATCCTAAAGTTACTGGTATTAACTTGGTCGATGGTTCTGAGGTGTATCCACTCGCCTTTGTCCAACGTACTAGCCACAGTGACAAAGACTGTGGTGACAAGGGCAGACACTGGATGCTGAACGAAGACACTCAGATTGCCCGTGAAAAGCGCAGGCAAGAGTTTGAGGAGGCGATGCGTGATTGCCCCTTCTGAACGCGCTTTAATGGCTGACATGGCTCGGAAAATGATGCAGGTGATTAACGATTGGTGGGCTAAATCAGCAGTCACCTTTGCCATTGCAGCCTTCGCCTACTACGCTGGCATTGTCCAAACTGAAAGCCGTATTGCTGCCGACTGCCGGTTTGCTTCAGCCTTCAGGGTGGACATCCAAGCCTTCACTTGCCAGAGGAAGCTATGACCAATTATGAACTGCACGTTGAAACACATTGTTGCCATGATGATTGCCAAAACCCTGTTTGCATTGCAGTGAGGAAAGCCGTAGCAGAGGAACGAGAAGCCTGTGCCAAGGTGTGTGAAGAATGGTTGCATGGCGAATGGCATATCCAAGGCGTCATCGCGGCATTGATGATAAGAGAAAGAGGTGCGCCATGAAACCAACACGGGAGCAAGTCCTGCAATGGGCGCGGGATGCGGGGATTGGTTGGCTTGAAAGGGCTGAAGGCGTATCTGAATTTCTTGAACGCTTTTCCACTCTCGCCTATGAAGCAGGTCGCAAGGATGAGCGCGAATGGAAAGGGCTGACAGATGAGGAGGTGATGATGATCTACGGGCAAAACCATGAAGGAAAGAAGTACAGCTTCGGTCGCGCCATTGAAGCCAAGCTAAAGGAGAAGAACACATGACTGCAATTGGATTCTTGTTATTTATGCACGGCCTTGTGCTGGCAGGTGTTGCCAAGGTATTTGGTAATAAGAAGTTATCAGGCGTTAGCGGAATCATGAGCGTGATTGGTGCGCCATTGCTGATCATCGGCATTGCTCGTCACTTATGGGTAGCTATGCCATGAATGAGGAACTGACCAAACTACCTTGGAACTTGACTTGTGAGATTGCCTGCATTGCTATGTGTTCAAACATTACGTTCGAGCAAGCAGTGTATATGGCGCTGGTTAAGTACCGACAGTTTGTCCAACAAGAAGATGCAGTAAGATGACTTCCGGCTTGCTTATCTTTATGGGTCTAACCCTTATCGGTGCAGGTTGTTTGCTTGCCGTGTGTGGCCTCATAGCGGCAGCTATTATGTTTTTTGATGAGGCCGATCATTGATGTATTTATCCATTATCAGGGGCTACTATGAGTGATTTTTCTCCCGAAGTAAGAAACAAGGCACTATGGTCTAACGATGCACGACGATTCGTTGAAGGCCGAGGCGGTGAAGTTTATGCCGAGAAGATTGGCGTCAAACCGTTAGACGATCTGTCTGACGTCGAAGCAGTACAAATGGGTTTAGTCATGCAAGAACCCATTATGAAAGAGTTTGCGCGGCGTAAGCGCATTAACTTTAAAGATGCTGACTACGCCCTGCATCATCCTAAACATACCTTCCTAGCTTCCCACTTTGATTACATATCAGAGGATGGGCAGACACTCTACGAAGTCAAGAACCTAGGAATTCATCAGCGCAAGAAGTATGGCGACGATGGCAGCACAGACATTGACGTAGGCTATCGCGTCCAGTGCCTGCACGAATCCCTAGTCCACAACACCCCTAATGTAGTGCTGGTCGTGTGCTTTGGTGGTCAGGAAATCTGCCACTATCCGCAAACCTTTAGCCCTGATCAGTGGGATTTACATGCCAGAGAAATGGCAGAGTTTTGGGGCAGGATACAAGCCAGAAACTTTGATCCCAACACAATGGGTGACGCTGCCAAGCTGGTGTACAAAGAGGATAACGGCAGCAGCCTGTTAGCTACCGCTGAACTCGAACAAGCCTGCGAGATGCTGTCAGTCATTAAGACACAACGCAAAGCCTTGGAAGCGCAAGAGGATGCGCTGGTAGCCAAGATTCAGGGTTACATGATGGAGTCAAGCCAGCTTGCTACCTACGATGGCAGAATCCTTGCCACTTGGAAAGCCAGCAAGACTACCAAGTCATTCAGCAAAGACTTGTTCCGCAATGCCATGCCTGAGATGTACGAAAAATTTGTCGTTGAACAACCCGGCGCTCGTCGCTTTCTACTGAAATAGGAGAATACAAATGGAAGAGAAAGAGATCGAGGATTTAGCCGCGCTTGCCGTGCGACTTTACCAAAACGACGAGGTGCGCGAAGAGTTGATGCTTTTATTTGCATCGCTTACAGAACCAATAGAGAAAGCAATTAGGATGGACTTGCGCGATTACTTTGCGGCAAAGGCTATGCAAGCCTTGCTCTGGAATCCTGATAAAGCATTGGATGATAAAGAGGATGTTGTTCTTGCAGCCTATGAGTATGCAGACGCAATGATGAAAGCTAGAGATGGGGGTGAAGATGAGTAACGTAGTCAGTATGTCAGGCGATTCTTCGGCAGTCGCAACCCTTGATCCTGCTATTCAGTCATCCATTGTGTTGCGTGGTGACTTGTCTGGTTTGAACGAAGATCAAAAGAAACAATACTATCTTTACCGCTGCAAGCAAGTTGGCCTTGATCCTGCCGCCAAACCCTTTGACCTACTGACCTTAAATGGCAAACAAATCCTCTACGCGAACGCGAGCGCTACTCAACAACTCTGCGCTCTTCACAAACTTTCCACTCAGATTACACATCGGGAACGTGTGGATGGAATTTACATTGTCTCCGTCCGAGTCACAGGCAGTGATGGGAGAGTTTCAGAAAATCAAGGAGCAGTGGATGTTGGGAACCAAGTCGGCGAGAGATTGGCTAATGCCATCCTTAAGGCGACTACGAAAGCGATACGGCGGTCGGTTCTTGCACATTGTGGACTTGGAATGCTCGACGAGACTGAAGTTGAAACCATTAGTGAAGCGCGAACCACACCTATGGTAGTGACTGAAGCGCCAGCACCCATCGAAGTAGAAGCTAAGGTCGAACCTGCAATGTCAGGCGTAGCTTTCATGCTGCCAAACACTGATAAAGCCTACAAGTTCTATGCCAACGATGAAGAGTTTGTCGATGGTTACTTGGCAATGGTTGATCAGATTATGGAAAGCCAGAAGCTAAATGCAGCCGAGAAGCTATCCAAGATCACGGCGCTCGAGTCAGCTAATGACTTTGTGCTTGGCATGGTAGAAGCTGATAAGCCTGTGCTGTTCGAGGTCTGGACTAAGGCGGTGAAGCAAGTGAAGGAAAGGCTGGATCACCTGATAAAAAAGGGATAAAGCCAGCCAGCGGTAAGAACCAAAGCGAGATGATTCTGAATCATTTGCGCCAAGGTAATGGCATCACTGCCTTAGATTCTCTCAGGTTGTATGGTGTGCTTCGGCTGGCGGCACGGATTGAAGACCTGAGAAAAGACGGGCATGCAATTTTGACTCAAATGGTGCGTGTTGGTGATAAGGATGTCGCACGTTATTTATTAGTGAAGGAGCAATCAAGTGGATCAAATTGAACGTAAGATGGGAACTGGCGTACTACTCAGCAACCGCAACAAAAAGAATGCTGCATCCCCCGATTGGCGGGGTGAGCTAAAGGTATCCGAACACTATGCACCGGGTGACACGATCAAGCTGGCAGCATGGACTAAGGATACGAAGGGCGGCGCATTGATTAGCTTGAAGGAAGACACTTGGCAACCGACAAGCGCTCAAGGCCCGGGCAATGTAAACCCCTTCCCAAGTAAGCGCAGGGAAGATGGCGATATTCCTTTTTGATGGGAGATAATCATGCGTTATCTATTTGCTTTATGGTTGGCGGTAACAGCACCATTGGTGTGGGCAAGCTGCACTTATAACACTTACTGTGATCAGGGGCGCTGTGTAACCTGCACAACGTGTTGCTACGGCAATAGCTGTAACACAAGCTGCTATTAATTTTTTTGGGGGAAAGCGGATACTAGGACGGAAATCGGTGAGCTGAAGCCGACGAGTTACCCTAGACGCAGCGAGTACCCCACCTTCTTATGAGCAAACTAGCAAGACAACGTGGCGCTAACTACGAGCGTGAAGTAGCCAATGAAATATTTGACGTGCTTGGCATTCGCATCAGGCGCAACCTGAAGCAGTATCAAGTGTCCGAGGAAGGTGACTTGATCCTTGGAAAATATCTCATTGAGTGCAAACGCAGACGTAAGATTGCAGTGTATGATTTTATGGAACAGGCAGAGAAAGCCTGCGACATAGGTCAAACTCCCATTGTGATCATGCGCGAAGACGGTGGTAAATCACTGGCAATGTTGCGCTTGCCAGACTTGTTAGCACTTCTCGGTAATGAATTCCCCCATCAGTCAGAGGATGTTTAGGAGCGTTGCGGGGCGCAGCGTCACTCTGACACGCCCCACTTTTACGGAGATCACATGGAAAAACAGAAGCATGTATTCATTGCCACGCCCATGTATGGCGGTCAGTGTACTGGCGTTTACGCACAGTCATTGATCGGTTTGATTGGGGCGCTGAACCAGCATGGTTACAAAACGTCAGTGTCGTTGATGTTCAATGAATCACTGGTAACACGCGCACGATGCAATATGACGCACACTTTCTTGCAAGGTGATGCTGATTACCTTTTCTGGATTGACGCTGACATTGCCTTTAACCCCGACGATGCTATCAAAATGCTTGAGGCTGACGTTGATGTGATAGGCGGCATCTATCCAAAAAAGGAAATCAATTGGCATACGGTCAAGCAAGCTGCGTTGGAAGGTAAAGATGACTTAAAGAATTACACAGGTAGTTTTGTAGTCAACTTGCTAACAAATGATCCTGCTATTACTGTGCCGGTGGATCAGCCGTGCGAAGTATCAGCCATTGGCACTGGCTTTATGCTGATCAAGCGTGATGTGTTTGAGCAACTGAAGCCACATACAAAGACGTTTGTCAGTGATATGAACTTTATGGTGGGTCAGGAAATCTATGGGTTCTATCTTGATCCTATTGATCCTGAGACGAAGCGGCTGTTGTCAGAGGATTATTTCTTTTGCCATCAGTGGCGCAAGATTGGCGGCAAGATACATGCAGCACCTTGGTGCCGTTTAGGTCACATGGGAACGTATCTGTTTGAAGGTGGCTTGCTGCCGAGTGAGTAAAAAAAACCCCCGCTGATTAGACGGGGGAAAGCCTAGGGAGAAGACTAGGCCGTTGCGAAGAAACCTATCGTTTAGCCGTTCGTGCTGAACGCTTAAATGCTTTTTCTGTGGGTGCGCCTTTGCTTCCGGGCTTGCGCATTCTTTCACCACTGCCAGCCTTTATTCTGGCACGTTTTTGATGAATGTTGGCGTACAGTCCTTCTTTCATTTTACCCCCCAAAAGTATAAGTCGTGAACCGTATCATTGGTTATAAATTGGTAGTCTTTGAAGACTGACAAATCAATTGCACTTCTTACATCTTCTTCCGTGAGGTTGCGGTAATAATCGCCACAGAACGGTGCGTCATGTGGGCTAGTGCGCGGTGTGCCATGTTCAGGTCTGCCAGTAGTTGCACAACTGAAAAAGACTAAACCGCTACTCATCCTGATCATGTTGTTTAGCGTAGCCACCCACTCAGGATTATGCTCAAAACATTCGCAACTTGCCACAACATCAAAGCTGCCATCGTGATAGGCGAGGTTTTCTCCTCTAGCCACCACATCAACGTCGCGTCCTTCGCCAAGATCAACCCCAACATATAGACATTGCTCAAAAAAAGGCCGAATCGAACCATTAATATTTAGGCTACCAATCTCAAGAATTTCCTTGCGGATAAAGTAATCTGGAAACTGCTGCTTTAAAGCCGCTACAAAATCTAATTGCGCCTGATGACTCATCGGCAGTTCCACCTCCGTAGCGACGCTTTAGCCCGTGTTGCTGGCCCTTTAGCTTTCCTGACTACGCCAGCCATACGCGCACAGAAACTAGCCTTGCGGCCTGCCTCTTTCTTTGTGCGCGGGTTAGGCGCTGGTGCCTTTAGATTGCTGCCAGTTTCACGGTTGTACTTAGCCCTGCCCTTCGCAGTCAAGCCAGCACCCTTGCTTACTGGTAGCTTCTCACCACGCCCTATCGCTAGGCTGACACCCTTCTTAGGCAATTTGCACTCCCTTTTGTAACTGTGCCAAGGTCAAGCCGCCGGTATATTGGAAGTGCGCATACTCCTTAAACCTTGTCCAATCACCCGCCCACTCCAAACCAGCAGCCTTACCTAGTGCGCCAACACGCTGCCACACCGGGTCTTTAACATTCCACACTGGCTTACCATTCATCATTGGCACAACATCCACAGCACAGCGATAATTGTGGAAAGACTGACCAGCCCGTGCATTAGTAACTTTGACACCCGGCTTTGTTCTACCTTGCGCATAGAGCGCCTCTTGGCTTTGGTTATCACGATACGTTGAAGTTACCAGTAAATCAATTCCTTCAGCCTTACAAGCAGCCAAAAACTTCTCTACTCGTTCACGAACTTGTGGCAACAACTCATCCAGACTGCGACTGTTAATCATTTTGCAGCAACGCCTTGTATTTTTTCAACGGTACGCAAAGCGCCTAAGCCAAGCATACCCATCAAAATTGGCAACATCTCAGACAAATCTGCCGGAGCAAGATTAATGTCGTAATGCGCAAATGCAGCAATTGTCTTGGCAATGCTTATGCCAATCCAGTTCCACGCGCAAGCAGCACCGCACATCCAACCAATGAAAGGACGCCAGCCGGAAACAAAGACAGAGGCATTACCCGCCTCAATCTTGTTTATCTCTAGCTGACCAACAATTTGCTGAAGCTCACCACTTTGCTGTAGCTTAAATAATTCTAATTTGGCAGCAGCCGCTTGTGCCGGATCAGGCCACACTCGGTCAATGACTTTGCTGCCAATGTTTAGAATCGCAGTGATGGGATCAGCAGCCATTACAAACCTTCACCCGGAGTGATGTAAACCTCTGGCGTACCCGTTTCTGCAATAAATGTGCAATACACATTGGCAGTGCTACTAACCTGTGGCCCTGTAATCACCATGACTGTATCTGGAGGTACAACAGTACAGTATTGTGGTGAACCGTTTGCTGGCAAAGCCACATTTGCTGTTGCGCTTGTTGAAATACGAACATAAACAGGCTGACCAGCGCCGCCAGTAGGCTCATGGCTAACAATCATGTATTGATTAACGGGGCTATCCGCAGTAATTTGAAACTGCTGAACCGACGTAGTTGCATTCGCCTTATACGTCTTGCCCATCGGTTGAAAGGCAATGTTGTTAGCCATTAGATGATCCTTTTCCCGCCAGCGTTACCGGGCTTAGAAGTTGGCGATTGCTTTTGGTCTGGCGAACCGGAGAAGCACTGCATAGCCATAAAGCCCATTGGATTGGTGCGAGTGGGCTTACCACGACCATAGGTGTCAGCAACGGATGCGCAACGGTAGGCTTCGCCAGCACTGCCACGCTCGTACTCACCATTGCTGCCATTCTTTTCCATGACTGTCATGCTGGTCTTGCTGATGCTAAGTTTCATTTTGAGTCCTTTCCTTGAAGATGCACGGCAAATAAATGAAAACGGCAAAGAATGCTGCCATTGCCATCCTTTCCCATGTTGGCACAATCATTGTCCAGCAAGCCAACACAAAGCTAAAGAACAAAGCAAGGAACGTCAGCGCTCTGTGAGACAGTATGTCCATTGCCATGTTAATAATTTTAATTGCAGCCCCGTCAACCATCAGTCATCTCCCTCATCGTCTGGATTAAAAAACCCTTTGCCCCACTCGTCATCGCTGATCTTCTGCTTGATCTGTTCTAGCTTCAGAACTCGGTCAAGCACCTTGGTTTTGTCAGTTAGTGATGCGGTAGAGTCATTCATTGTTGCCTTGAGTAAATCATAAATAGCCTGCTCAAGTTCAGGATTCAGCCCCTTTTGCTTCTTCATCTCTCCATCTTTCTGCTTTCACGCTTTTGGCGCATCATGTTAATGCGGTTGCCAATCAGCATAGGCGCACCGCGCTTGTCGGCCTGCTGCTTTGCCGCTTCCTTCAACTTGCGTAGTTCTTCTACGCCGTTGTTCATCTTGTCAGAATTGCCACCATTGTCATAGTTCATCGCTTAGACCCTCTCTTCATACGCGACTTACCGGCTTTTGAGTACGCAATCGCCGCAGCCTGTTTGACAGCTTTACGAACGCTCGAAGGCTTACTCGTACCAATCTTGCCGGATTCCTTGAAACCACGAACCATTTCGCCAATGTTCTTGCTAATGGTCTTGCCACTTTTACCTTTCATTAGGGGCATCTTATTTACCCTCCGTTATTGATTCAATACCTCGACGACCCAACCAGCCTATGCCAAGTACACCACCAAAAAATGCCAAAATCTTCCGAGATTGATTCTTAGCGTCCTCCATCTTTTCAAGTCTGGCAACGTCACGAATCATTGTTCTATATCCAGCATCATCAATAATTCCACGATTCAACAAATCGGTTGCTGATCTGGTTACAGCCGCAACAACCTCTTTTGTATCTCTCGCCGCATTTACATCATCTTGCATCTTAGTCAACGACCTGATGGCATCACTTTGTTTTTCTCTAGTCTGGATAAATGTTTGAATCGGCGCTGGTTTTTCTCCCGTCCTTGTCCTTCTCAATGCTTCAGCCAGTGTTTCTCCCGGCCTTTGCGTTGGGCCAGCAGTTGTCTTTAATGCTTCTTGCAACCGGCGCTCACTTTCTCTGCTTAACTTTTCAGCCGCAGCTTCACCAGCTTTAGCTTCTTTTGCTACCGCACCAACAGCCTTTTCTGTTAGCTTTGCGTCATCCACTGCGCGTTGTGCAGTTTCTCTAGCTGTGCGCAAATTCTTAAATTCGTCATACAAACCAAGTTGTTGTAACGATCTTTGGTTTGCGGTTAGCCAAGTTCTTACAGAAGCCTCAGAAGGAACAACGCCTTTTGCAAACAAATCTTGGGTAAAGTAAAGTCGCGCAGAATCTTTTAACGACGGGCTTACTTCAAGCAATCTGGAAAAAACAAGATTCCCACGGTTTGCCTTTCTAATAATTTCCCCGACAACTTCTGCCTCAGTAAGTCTTTCAGCGGTGCTAATTGGGTCAATATCAAGCACTCGTTTTAACGAACCTTGGCGCTCTACTATGTCCAACGGGCGTGATAATTCACTAAACTTGCCCAATCCTTCTCTGTATTGTTGCGGCGTCTTGGTAATAAGCGCCCCACGCAAAGCCTTTAATCCGCTTAGAACCTCTTTGTCAGCACCAGTTTGAGGAAAAAACTTATTGATAATGTCTTTTGACAGATACTTGCGCAACGAATCAGCAGAGTACAAGCTTAACGCCGTTTCCTTATCTGTTTTCGCAAGCGCTTGGACTTCATCCATCATTGCTGCAACTTGTGGGTTTCTTGTCCGTTTTTTAATTTCTTTAGCGCGTTCAATTAACTGCGCAGTATCAACAATTAAATCGTCACCAGCGTTTGTAATAATAGAGTTAAGGCCAGACCCTTCTGATCTTGCGGATAACAACCTTTGATTCATGGTTTGAGTTGCATTTCTTAGCAAGCCGCCAAACTGTTCTGCATTCATGGTTGGCATTTGCATCATGCGTTGCTCAATTGCATTTACGGCTTGTTCAGCAGCAGCCGTTCTTTGACGCGCTAGTTCTTCAACTCTAGCGGCTTCAGCGGCAGTTTGTTCTGCTTTTACTCGTCTAGCACCAGCAGCTTCGCGCACAGGCTGGCGCAATTCTGCTTGCAGTTGGGCAATGCGTTGTGCTTCTGTTAATGGAGCAACGGCTGCACGCTCAGCGGCAACTGATGGTTGCCTTTCCATTTGTGAAATTACTCTTGATGCTTGTTCTCTTTGCCGTGTTGCCTCTGCAATTGGTTCTTCATATTTTCCAGCAGTAGCTTTTTTAACCGCTTCCGCTTCTGAAGCGACGCCTCGTCCTAAACTTTTTCTTATAAGATCGGCACCAAACCTCCCGCCTGCTGCAAGACCAGTTACACCTAGCGGTGCAAAGCTAGTCAGTAATTCAGCAACCGGTCTGCGCGTTGGCGAAATAAATCCCGCCTCTTCCATTTTTCGACCAATGTATTCAGAACCTAAAATTGGTTCTTGTTTATATCCAAAAGGACGTAGTAAAAGCGCACCAATATCTGCTGGCGCACCCAAAGTGCCAGCAACTAATGCGCGATTAACTACATCAGTAGAAGCCGGAATAAATCCGCTGCTTCTTGTTTCTTTTGGCTCTTCCGCTAACAAATTTTTGCCAGCCGCTTGAGGCTCATCAGCAAGTAAATTTCGACCAGCCATCACTCACCCTCAATCGTGTAACCACGTTTACGAAGTTCTGCTTTAGCTTGCGCTTCAGTCATTCGGTTGGCTTTTGCTGTCTCTGCAACATCTGCTTTTGTGGCAACTCTAGCCGCAGGCGTTGCGGAAGTTGGTGTTCCACCGCCATAAGTTTGCTCAAAGTTTTGAACTCTAATTTCTGGCACACGATAACCCGCAGAATCAAATTGCATTGCCTTTTGCCGCGCAGTCGCGTCTGAATAGTCTGACTGATCTTTCAACATAGTTCTAACTGTTTCTGGACTATCAGAAGGCTTGGCAGTAAAACTCTGATAATTCTTTAATTCGTTTCCGGTAAGCGTTGCGCCATACAAAGCGTGACGGTTAGGAGCTTGTAGTCTTTGATAGCGCGACCACCACGAAATAGCTTCTTGCGCATCTTTTCCACCAAGTCTGCGATTTGCCTCAAGTTCTAACTCAGCACCAAGACCAAAAACACCAAGGCCAGCAAACTGAGGCTTAAAATCTCTTTCAAGTTTTTTAAGCGCTTCAGATAATGAATTTAATCCTTCAATTGAATTTACTTCTTTTGCTGGCAAAATTCTGCCGCCGCCACCACCACGACCAACCGTACCACCACCAACTGTTTGTTTGACCGCAATCTGTCTAGCCAACATTGCCTGTTGCTTTGCTAACTCAGCATCAGCTTTGTCAGAAGCCTCAATAGCTTTTGTAAATAACTCATAGGCTTTCTGATAGTTTCCTTTGCGTAGCTGTGCAGAAATCAAGCCATTGCCAGTAGAAGCCTCAATCAGCTTGGCTTCCACCATTGCAGCGTTCCGATCCTTAGACAGCAAGTTCAGCATGCGCTCGAAACGATCTTTGAGCATAGCGTTATGCTCTTGGCGCTTCTTGTCTTCCTGATCAAACTTTAGCTTTGCTGCATCAAAGCGCTCACGCTGCACACGGTCTTCAGCATCCTGCATTTCACGAATAGCAACTAACTGCGCTCTTGCGGAAGCACCACCAATGCCACCAACGACCAAAGCTGACAGTAAACGCATGCCAGCATTCTTGGCATAGTCTGATGCACTAATCTGCGGCGCTTCAAAAGTTTGATACCCTTGCATGCCAGCTTCCATCTCGGTAGCTGCTGCGCGAGACTTGGCTGCTAAGTCACGTTCTGCGGCAGCTTGTTTACCAATCTGGCCTTGCTCAATGTCAAACTGCGATCTAGCTGCTTGCTCTTCGGCTCTTGCGCCTTCTTCAAACACTTCAGGCAGTTTCTGACGCCCAAAGTCAGCGCGTTGCTTCATGCTGCCTTGTTGACCAAAACCGCGCATCAAAGAAGGAGTTGTGCCTAGCGCATCACTTAATGCTTGAGTTGCCATATTTACCTCACGTTAGGTAGCACGGGCTGCTGTTGTCTGATTGGTTACAGGCGCTTGGGTACGCTGTGCTTGCTGTACTTCACGGCCTAGGATGCCAGCAAACAACTGTGCCAACTGCTGATCACGCGCCAACTCCATCTCCAATGCGCGACGGTCATACTGATCAGCAATGTTTGCCAAGCGTAAGGCTTCAGCAAAACTTTCTTGTCTTGCAAGACTACGCGCACGACGCGCTTGACCTGCCAAAATGCCTGCGGCTGCACTACCTGTTGGTATGCCTCTAGCTCCTAATCCTTCACGCGCACGGGCTTGAGCAATCTCAAGTTCTTGCTGTTGTTCAGGTGTCAAACCCTCACCAGTAGCACGACCCATAGCCTCTGCTTGTGCTTGACGGAAAGGTTCAGCGGCTGCGCGAGTAGATTCAATGTCACGCCTCATGGCTTTATTGGCCTGATTAAACATCAAGGCTTGTGCCAGAATGCTTGCACCGGCTGTACCTGCGCGAGTTAGGTTGGGATAACGATTCAATACGTCTTGCAATTCTTTCAATCCAGTTTCAGCACGTTGCGCAAGGCTTGGTTCGCTGATGGCGGTTTGGTCTTGTAATTCTCTAAATTCTGGAATGCGACCAAAATCAACTGCCTCATATTGAGGAAGTCTTTGTGTCGCAAAATCAGTTGGGAAAACCTGTCGCTCAGGTCTTGGCGTAAAGTCCACCTCTGGATAAAGGCGCGGCTCTTGTTGATATGTGCGACCAGTGCCAAATGCAAAATCAATATCAGGATTGATTCGCTCTTGTCTAAAATCAGAGGAAACTGTTTGATCTGGACGAGTGAGTTTAATTTCAGGTGTATCTGGCGCAAAACTATAAGGGTTTAATGACTCAATGTCGCCCATGTCAACTTCAGGCACTCTTTCAACCTTATCTCGCGCAGCAATATAAAACTCAGGCAGGCCGGTATCAGGATTGACTGTTCCTGCTCCACCAGCCTTCATCAGCATGTCAGCCTCTTCAGGTGTAATGTGTGCCAACATGGTGTCGCCACGCCTACCCATACGACGTAGCATCTCACCCATAGAACGAGCATCACCCATGCCACGACTACCAGCAATCATCTCAAGTATTCTCATGTCAAAGTCCTAATGCCCTTCTAAGGCGCAAAGATCGTACGTTCCAAACATCTTGCTGTGGATCGGGTTCACCACCGAAGATCGGTTCTTTCTCACCAACAATTGCTGCAACTGGCGCAACCCCAACAACGCGAGGACTAATAGACCGCCTTGTGTCAATCCTTGTGTCGTCAGGGCGAATGTCAATCGGAAGCTCTGTTTCAGTTGCTGTTTCTTCAGTGGTAAGCGGAAACTGCTGATTTAGATACTCAATCAAATCTTCTGTACTCATTTCAGAAAGATCAATTGGTTGTTCGATCAGCGGCGGTTGCGTACCACCTTCTTCACCAGCCTCTTCTCCACCAGCACGATCAAGCAAATCTTTGCCCGTCATGTCAGTTACATCTGGCAAAACTGGAATTCTTGGCGTAGTTCCATCTATTGTGGTTGTGCCAGTTGTAGTGTCAGTACGGGCAGGCGTAACAGTTTGACCTTGAGTTTCAGTTCTTGGCCCAAGCTCTGTTTGTGTGCCAGTGCTTGTCTGCGTACCCGTCTGAGTACCTGTGCCTGTTTGTGTACCGGCAGTTGTTTGAGTGCCGGTTTCGGTTCTTGTTCCAGTTTGAGTTCCAGCTTGTGTTTGAGTTCCAGTACGGGTAGCTGTATCAGCCAGAGTTCCAGTAATAGGAGTTGTTCTAGTTTGCGTTTGGGCGCGAGTAGCGCCAGCAGGTTGAGTAGCGGAACGGCGACCTTCAAGCGTTGTTTCCGCTTCAGTCGCCTGTCTTTGCGTTGCAGTTTGAGTCGCAATTCTACGAGCATCAGCAGTAGCTGTTGCTGCATTTTTGCCGGGAATGATGACGTTAAAATCTTCATTAAGGCTAACACCACCTTGACGATTGGCAGCGGCATACTCAATTAGCGCACGTTCTCTTAATGGCAATGTTTCAATATCAATTTCTTTTGACTGACCTGATTGATTTGTCAGGTAATCAAAGATCGGGGAGTTTCTCAATGCCGCAGCTTGTTCATTTGTAATACCAAGTGTTTGGGCAACACGAACCACTTCTGTAGTTACGGGTGCCTTTGCCGCAGCCATGTCTGCAAAGTCGCCAATATAACGTCTTACTGCTTGGCTATACTCTTGAGGATTTAATGAAGGCTCAATTCTAGGCGCAGTGACTACAACTTCAGGCAATGTGGGTGTTGTATCAACCGTTGTACGAGTTGGCGTATTAGCCCAAACATCAATCAACGCACCAGCAAAGGAAGCATCACCACCCATAGCGCCAAGCATGGGGTTTTCCTGCATAGCTTGACGCAATACCTCTGAACCCGGTGCCGCAAGTTGTCCAGTAGCCAATGCTGTTGCGCCTAGACCGCCAGCAGCTACAGATGTTAGAGTAGTTACCGCAGTAGCAAGTTCAACTAAGCCTGCGGTACGAATAGCATTCAAGTTTTCAGGCTTGGCTAGTTCTCTAGCAAATGCAGGGTCAGCAGCAGCTTTTGCCTTCCATGTTTCAATCAGGTCGAGCGAAGCATTACGCGCCAATTGCTGAATTTGATCAGGCGTAACCGGCCCTTGGAACGCAACCTCTACTGCATTTTTTCTATCGGTGATGGCTTTGTAAATATCATCATTGATTTCAACCGCAGTGCTTTGCGCAGTACGATTAGGTTGAGCAATGGCTTGCGCAATGTCAGCATCAGAAGGTGTCCTCAATCCTTTGATTGCAATGTCGCCTTCACGCTGCGCTGTAGAGAATGCAGCGCCAGCTAATTCTTCCGAAAGATTGCCACCAACCGCAGTTCTACCCGCCGCTTCACCAATATCAGCCGCAACTTCAGCAACTCTTCCGCGAGGATCAAGACCAAACTGTTCTGCAACTTGAGTACGAACAAGGTTTGCACCCAAGCTGCCAGCACCACCTAACAATGCTGATGCTCCAACATCTCCACCCGTAGCCAATGCAGATGTAGCACCCGCAGTCGCGCCGCCTGCCGCACTTGCTAGTGCTGCTTGCGCACCATTACTTGCGCCAATTGCCTTGCCTACTTGCTGTCCAACAAACCCGCCTGCTACGTTACCAACAAACGCACCAACCGCAGCTCGACCAATATCTCCTAAATCACCGCCTTGCACAGCCGTAATTGAAGCGGCTGTAACAGGTGCAGTAGCAAGACTGATAGCCGTGCTTGATGCGCCTACGGCTGTGCCAACAGCCCCTACCGCATAAGGTGCAGCTATTGCTACGGCAACAACTAAAGGGTTTTCAGCAACATAACTAATTACTTCACCAACGGCATCAGCAACATCAGAAACAACGTCGCCAACCGCCTCAACAACATCACCTATAGCGCCAACTACTGCGCCACCTACGTCTGCAATAAAATCAACGACAGCACCCATTATGCAACCCCCCGCGCTGGCCCCGTTTTAACAGTCGCCATGAAACCACCGTCTGCTGTTTTTCGCACGTTGTAACCCATCTCAGGATTTGGTGGGTTCTTTGAGATATAACGGAAAACAGACAGAATGGTAGGATCACGGAAAGTTGATGCCATTGTGTCAAAGCCTAACTTGTAACAGGCTTTGATAAATTCCATGCTATTAGCTAAGAAGTTTGGTGCGGTATCAGCATTCAATGCACGAAACCAACCCACACCGGGCGCTGCTTTGTGAATGATGAATAACGTATTGCCTTGCCGAATAAACAAGGTATCATCGATTTGTAGTTCAGCATTGATCATAGCAATGGCTTTTGCACGATCAACATTAGCATCCGTATTCATTGCTGCGATAGCAATAATGTCTTCTGGACTTAGCTCTTGTTGCTGGCTGTCCACCATTTGAACCATGATCACCTCACCGGGTCGAAGATTGCCGCCGTATAAACATTCCCCATTCCAGCAGCAAGACTTAAGATCAGCCCATCAGGAGTCTCGCAGTCCTCGGACAAGAAAACGCTGTCTTTTTCCGTCCGGTTAGGAATAGCAGGTACAACACCATAAACCAGATTGTCAAGCAAAAGTAGCGTTTCTAGCAAGCCCGAAGCGCCCATTGTGTGACCTATTTTTGGCTTAAATGACGTTGCCACAAAGCTATCCAAAGTAGTCAACAACGCAGCCTGTTCTGCCAAGTTATTTGATTCTGTGCCAGTGCCATGTGTTTTCACAATGGTAATGTCTTGACCGAACACGCCGCCATACATCATGGCTCCTTCAATAGCGTCGGTATAGCCTTTTCCGTCTGGTCGCTGGCCTATGGCATTGTTCCATTTCTCGGCAGCGTGATACGCCCCTACCAACCTAGCTTTGGGGGTTAGGCCATAGTAATTGACCTCGCCTTCAGCCATCAGCACGGTAAATGCTGCGCCTTGACCTACATAGAACCCGCCATTCTTGCTATCAAAAGCGCTTGGCACGATGCCCTTGGCCTGTTCCTCTGCCAGCGTCAGAGAAGCGCCAGAGTCACCAAAGAATTGCAGCACAGAGTTGGATACCGCATCCTCAACGGTAAGGATCAGGAAGCGCGTAAAGCCAAATGCCTCAAGCATCAGGCAGTCCATCAGGGTTTTCAGGCTAGAAGCGCAGGCAGAGGCGTCTGTGGCTATGTAATCAGGCTCACAGATCATGTTTGCCAGCCTGCCAGCCATGACTTGCGTCAACGTAAAGGGTAGGAACTTGTAGATGTAATGGAGTTTGGTATGAGTTTGGTTATCTTTGGGATTAATGCCAGCAAAATGAGAGTTGCCAGCAGCTAGAATAAATGCGGTTTTGCCAAGGGAAGGGTTTTGCTTTAACCACTCTACCGTTGCAGGGGCTAACACCATGTTGGCTAGGTTATGCGGTGTATATTTGAAACCATGTTTTGTACCTTGGTAGCTTTCCGGTATGAAATGTGTGCGCTGTGGGTGCAATATGTCTTCAAACAGGGTGGTTTCGGTGTTGGATGCGGTATGTCCATGCGTAATAAATAGGCTCATACCATCACCTGCAACACAGCATCCACATCAATTGTCGGAATTCCGGCATTAGCCACCAGAAACTCTTTCATTTGCCCAACAGTTTCTGGCCTCATCTCCTTGCCTTTCTCTTCTGGCACAGCAAAGGCATCGCAAAGATACATGCCAATAATCAATAAATCCAAGCTATCAACTTCAATGTCTTGAAAGCGCACATCTATTGATTCTGCTTGCAGTGTCGCTTTTCCGACAGGTTTAGCCAGCGCCATAGCCACATTGAACAACCGCAAGAAGTCCTCATCGGAAATCATGTCACCCCCAAAGTCCGTGCAATCTGCTCATGAATTAACAAATGACTATTTACCCAATCGTAAAAGTCATCCTCTTGGTTGAAATCCAAGTCTAGCAGATTAAAGGGGTCATTCAAGTTAAGAATAGTGGCGTAGGCTTGGTGTTCTTGTTGGTGTATTAACAGCCAATCGTCCAAGTCCTGCGGGTCTGCATCAATGATGGGGTAGCGTGGCACATAGAAGCCAGCATCCGTCAGTCTTTCCCAAAAGACTTGGTGCTGTATGCCATTCTCGAAGAGAAAGTCACGGAGGCTATCCGGCTCCCCAAAGATCGGGGTAGCCAGTGCATCCATGTTAAGGCTCATCTGTCAGCCTTTTGGTCTAGGCGGTCAAAGATTTTGCCTAGCATGCCTTTTATGTCGTGTATGTCAGCCCGGTAATCGTCACGGTTGACGTAAATCATCGGCATTTCGGAGATTCTGTCCTCGATCCTCACGATTGAGCGAGAGATACTGTTCAGTATCCACCCAAAAGCGGCTCCTGCGGCTGCAAAAAGAATGTTGATCAGAAACTGAGGCTCCACTTTCAGACTCCGTAATAGGGGATTTTTTTTGCTGTTCCATTAACGATGATTGTGACATAACCTTCAGGGGCAAGCGGGAGGCTTGGGTCTGGCATTGCTGCCGTATTGCTTGTTGATAAGTTGGCGTACAGGTTAGCAGTGACAGTAACATTTGCCAAGACTGCATCACCGCCAGTAATTGCTACGGCATTGGCATTCTGCGTTGCCATTGTGCCAAGGCCAGACACATTGGCAGTAGAAATAGCAATGGCAACATTAGTGGCACTTGTAATCCTGCCTTGCGCATCAACGGTAATTTGCGAAACATTTGTTGCGCTGCCATAGCTTCCGGCTGCAACTGCTGTGTTTGCTAAATCTATCGTGACGTTGCCAGTAAGCGCACCACCACCAGCTAATCCAGTACCAGCAATAACATTGACTGTATTTGCCGCAGCACCAACATTAGCCGCAGTCAAAACTACTGCACCCGTCTGACCATTGACAGACTGCACAGCCGGAGACTGATCTATCTTTTGCCAGACTGTACCATTAAAGATTGCCCAATCACCAATCTGCCAATCCGTAATGCCATCTAAATCTGTGCTGCCAGCAACATTAACAACATAATAATCACCGTTGACACCAGTGCTGGAAGTAAGCGTAGGCGAGTTGGTATTGGCATTCCAAGTACCCTTATACGTTAAGCCCGATGTACCACCACCAACAGTGACTACGGTTTTTAACATGATGTCATTCCTTTAACGCTATGACGGTTTATAAACCATCGCCGGGCGTAATGTAAACAGCGGTATTCCCAGTTGCAGTAATGCCAGTAAAGTAAGCGTTTGGCACGAATGTCAAAATTTCGTCAGTGCCGGGCAGCAATGGTAAAGCAGCGCCAGTTGTTGTCACTATTGCAGCATTAGTATTGGCTTCTGTAGCCGTTGTGCCATAGCCTAGAAATACAGTGACAGAGCCGGGATTAATGATTCGGTACTGGTTGCCACCTAGCGTGGTCGAGACCGCTTGTACAGCCGCAGGCGCAGTGGTTGCAGCCGTAAAGACAACCGTGTTGCCTAGCTTGGTAAAGGCTTGAATACCCATTTATGCCTCCGGCGTTGTAGGCCAATCAACTTGCCAAGGAAAATCAGCCTGCGTTGGCACATCCCGCAATGCCTGCCGATACGTTGCCCATTCCAGTTTCTGTGAACTAGGGCTGTCATCTAACTGTGTCCAATCGCATTGAGATAAGCGTTGGTTACGATCTTGGCGAATATTGTTTGCCTGTTCCGCATCCCGTCTTGCTTTGTATTCAGCCTCTTGCTCGGCAGCAGTCGCATCTTCATTGTCAGTAAAGATTGGCCCCAAAACATACTTGGTGTACCACTTACCATCTTCTTTCTGTTCTATGCCACCAAATTGGCTGTACTGATAAACCGTACCGCCAGAGGCTTGTGGGCCTTCAAAGACAGCGCCAATACCGTGCTGCTCCATAAACTCTAATGTGATAGGCAGCGGCACATCTACGCTACCTCTTAAAAAATCGCGTAGTGCATGGTCTGTTGGAAAATACTCGCCTGTTGCTTCTATTCTATATCCCATGATGTTTCCTCTACGCTATTGCTAAGAAAATAAATGTGCCACCGTTTGCGTTAATCTCTGCTGGCGCTGTACTGCTGATCTCAAACCCTGAGTTCGCCGTGTCAACGTAGTCGGTGTTGGTGACTTCTGCCGCTGTTGAGTTCAGAAGAAAGTAAGGATCGTTACCCGCCACGATGCCCCGTGCGCTATCCCAGACGTACCAATCGCCCGTGCTGTCAGTGCGCTTGATCATCACGAACCGACTACCCGCAGTGAAGCCACAATCAATAACTTGAGTAGTTCCTGTGCCGGTGTAGCTTCCTACTTTGGATACGCCTGCGACTGTAGCAAATAGGTAAGCGACAAAGGTTTCAGTAGAAAAATTTACAAGAGCTGCTGTGCCAACCGTAAAAACAGATGATGTAGGCGTCGTATTGTTCCAAACAGTTGAAGCTGTGTCTGCAGGGTCTGTCGTGTTCAAAATTAAGTACTTTGTATTACCAAGCGCAGAAGAATAAACACACCATGCTCTAGCATCACTTCGATCTTTTACAATAATCAACTCAGGCGCAACACCTAAATTATGCGTCACAGTCCTGTTTGCACCAGTTCCCGTATAGCACACCACATCCATGAAGCCGGGAGCGCGACGGAACAGGTAATTAATGAAAGTGTTCGCTGAAGCATTTGTAATAGTTGACGTAGTTCCAACTTTTACACCATCCATTACATCCCAAGGGTTAGCTTGCAGAATGGTTGTACCCGCCGCTACTTCTGCAGCGGTGCTTGACGTTACAAGATAACCTGTACCAGTAAGTCTTGCGGCGAATAAATCACCAACAGCAGAACCTCTGTTCTTAATTAAAACAGCATCATCCGTTTGCCCACCCGTAACTGTGGCATTTGCACCTGTACCAGTTCTAGCTGATAAACCAAACACACTCGTCCCACTCGTCGGCACTTTCATCGGGCCGCGACGGATGGCAATATAAATGTAGGTGGAACCGCTAGTATTGATTTTTCCACCGCTATCAATAATTTGAAAGCCATTTGGCAACAATGCAATTCTTGTATTTACATTTTCAGCATTAGCTAAATTTGGATAAAGCTGTGGTGTTGAGTTAGTTCCAGGCGTGTTATATATGCCTCGTATATTGTCGTGCAAACACCAATCATCTACTGCTGTAGAATTTTTAATTAGTAACCACTGTGGTTCGTATCCTAATGTGACAGTTGGGCCAGTAGTTGAGCCATTACCAGTATATGATCCACAGCTAATCACATTGTCTGTACCAGCAGCACCAAAACCACCTGCGTCGTGAGCGAATAGATATGCAACGTAGGTCTTTCCAGATGCGTTGTAATAGCTTCCAATATACAAATTAGTTGCGTCTGGAGATTGGTACAAGCCGCCGTCATCGCCCCAATCGGCAAACGCATTTGTACCATCTAAAAGACCATAGTTGCGCCACCAGTTTGCGTTTGGGCTTGTGACACTTCGATGGTGATTCCACCAAGGCTCAGAATCGTTAGTACGCTTTGGTTGTATGAAGCCGGGAACAGAGCCAAGGTTGTGAGGTATAGTTCTATTGCCTGCACCGTTACCTGTCCACGTCACTATATCAAAGAACTTTGGCTGCTCGCGGAATGTCCATGAGGCGTAAGTGGCTGCGTTGGTGTTGTAATCTGCATCAGCTCCAATCGTAAAGCCAGTAGTTCCAAAAGCGGTCAGTCCTGTAGATTCGGTTGCTTCTGCTGCTGTGCTATTTGATGCAAGCGACTTGGTTGCGCCACGAACAGTATCGGTAAGACGATGCCCTGTTGCACCAGAGCGACCTTTAATCCAAACCAACCCCCCATTGGTGGAAATGTCAATATTGTTAGTAATGGTTTGCGATGCCCCAGTACCCGTATACAAGTACGTTGAGAATACGTCCTCGATGTAGTTCGCACTCGACGAAGCAGATACGCCGAAAAACGACAGAAGTGCTTGTAGGATGCCTGTCATGACAAACCTGCCCCAGAAATGATCCACGACGTATTGGTAATCTTGACGCAGGTGGCAACACCGTTAGCAGTCAAGGTGCGTGAAGCAGTGTTAGCTGAGTTTGCCAACGTCATGGTGTCAGTCGTAATCGCAATCTCT